CGGCAGCTTTATTGGCTTTTTGTATGGTTACAACGGATGATTTGTTGAAAATAAAATTTTTTGTCATGTCAGCCATCATTAGATACTGTGTCATTCCAACGCCTTGTTGTGTCATAGTTAGTGCTAATGGTTTTGAAACTGTTATTGTGTTGGGGTCTTGTTCAATAAACTTGGCAATCACTTCATCGCCTCCAGATATTCTAATTGCCACAATGTCGTTTGTTTTATATCCTGGATCTACAATCATTAAAGTTTGAATCCAGCCAAAGTATCTTTGTCAACGTCTTGTTTAACACCGCCAATGATGTACGATTCAACTTCTGTTTCCTGTGGAGCAACTTGTAATCCTGCTGATGATAGCCAATGTTGTGTCCAAGGAAGTGGATTAGCATTTAGTGGTCTATCAAACAATGGATCAAAACCAATTGCTTTAATCCTTTTGTTGGCAACAAATTCAACATAATCACCTAGTAGTTTTTCATTTAGTCCTATAATTGTGCCTTCTTTCATCAAATGCTTGGCCCATGCTTTTTCTTCTTCAACGCATAGTTTGTACATGTTACGCACAGTGTCTTTACATTCTTCTGTGATTTTTTTCATTTGTGGATCATCACCTTCTTGCCACTTTTTGATGATTTGTGTTGATAGGTTTAGATGTGTTGCTTCGTCTCTAGCAATAAATGAAATAATTTTTGCTGAGCCTTCCATTAGTTTTAATTCTCCAAACGCAAAAGTACAAGCAAATGAAACGTAAAATCTTAGGCCTTCTAATATATTAACATTTACCATTGCTAGATATAATTGTTTCTTTACTTCATATAAATCACCTTTGCCTTTAACAAAATAATCTTGAGCAAGTTCTGAAAATTTATCATAGTTTTCTGTTACTGAAATCGCACGTTTAACAATTTCGTCATCATTTAAAATAGTATCAAACACTTCTGAAGGATCAGGATAAACATTTTTCATAATGTATGTGTATGATCTTGAATGGATTGTTTCCATAAAGTCCCAAGTAATGATACAACCTTCTAGTTCGGGAATAGAACAGTAAGGCAAAAAGGATAAACAAGGACCTCTGCCTTGTACAGAATCTAATAGTGTTTGATATTTTAGATTGGCTGTAAAAATATGCTTTTGTTCTGGCCTAAATGTTTGATAGTCAGCTCGATCCTTTTGTAGTGATATTTCCTCAGGTCGCCAAAAGTAACCTAACATCCTTTGATTAAGTTTATCGAATTCAGGATATTTAAATTGATCGTATCTTTGCGTGTTTTGGTCTTCACCAAAAAACATTGGCTGTTTGGTAAAGTCTACTTCATTTCTGTTGAAAACTGTTTTGCTCATGATTGTTACTTATATTACTTTCATATTTTAATTGTGTCAACTAAATCGCACATGCGTCGCACATTTCTTCATTGTCTTCTTGAGGCATCTGCTCAATATCAGTTTGGACAGTGTCTTGTATGCCTTGCGGTTGTACAGTATCTTCTTCACCTTTATAATCATAAGTGTTTTGATAATACGAAGTTTTCCAACCTAGTTTGTATGTTGTTAGTAAGTCTTTAATCATCACACTCATTGGCACTTCATTGTTTTCATAATGTAAAGGATTATAAGACCAATTACCAGATATGGCTTGATCAAAAAACTTCTGCATGACACTAACGATATTAATATACCCTTCATTGGAAGGCATGTCCCATAAAAGTGTGTAATGATTTTTTAAAGTTTGATATTGTGGAACAAGTTGTTTTAATGGTCCTTTTTTAGACTTTTTTGTTGATAACAAAGCACGTGGTGGTTCAATACCATTGGTTGCGTTTGATACCACTGAAGATGATTCTGATGGCATTTGTGCTGATAAAGTAGAGTGCCGTACGCCATGTTCTTGTATTTGTGATCTTAGCCATTCCCAATCACAGGTATACTTAAATTTTGCTAGATCATCAACTTCTTTTTTATAGGTATCAATTGGCAGTAGTCCATCAGCATATTTTGTTCTTTCATAAAATTCACATTTTCCACGCTCTTTGGCAAGTGTCATCGATGCCTTTAGCAAATAATATTGGAAACATTCTGAAAGTTCATGAACAAGTGGCAAAGCTTCCTTATCTGAATACTTAACTTTGTTTTTGGCAAGAAAATGGGCAAGTCCTATATAACCAACACCAAGAGATCTTCTTGCTTTTGTTGAACGCTCAGCGGCTTTGATAGGATAACCTTGATAATCAATAATTTGATCCAATGCTCGTACACTTAGATCACATAAATTTTCTAAGTCTTCAAACTCTTTGATTGTTCCTACATTTATTGCTGACAAAATACAAAGTGCTATTTCGCCTTGATCATCATCTACGTGTTGGATAGGAACAGTTGGAAGAGTAATCTCTTGGCATAGGTTAGACATACGCACAGGATCCTTAAATGATGAATGTGTGTTAGCGTGATCTATATTCATAATGTAGATTCTTCCAGTTTCTGCCCTTTCTTTCAATAAAGCAGAAAATAAATCCATTGCTTTAATTTTCTTCTTAGGTGTTTTTCTATCACTTTCATATTTCAAATACAATTGATCAAATTTTACATTATCATAACCAAATGTTTCATATAAGTCAGGTACATCATGTGGAGAAAACAATGTTATGTCACCATCTTGTAAAACTCTTTCATAGAATAATTTAGATATTTGAATTGAATAATCTAATTTACGCACACGATTGTCTTCAGTCCCTTTGTTATTTTTTAGCACTAATATATCTTCAATTTCTTGATGCCATATAGGAAAATGAACTGTTGCTGATCCGCCTCGTATGCCATTTTGCGTACAACTTCTAACTGTTGCTTCAAACACTTTAAGGAAAGGAACGACTCCAGTGTGTGCTACCTCGCCACCTCTAATCTTAGAATTTATGCCTCTGATTCTTCCTAAGTTCAAGCCAATGCCGGCTCTTTGTGCGATGTAATATCCTACAGCTGAGTTGGAAGAAAATATAGATGGTAGAGTATCGTCTACGTCAACTAATACACACGAAGCAAACTGTTTGATAGGAGTTCTAACTCCTCCCATAACAGGGGTAGGTATGTTGATTTGAAAACTTGATATCGCATCATAATATTTTTTAATGTATGACATGCGAGTGTCTTTTGGATAATTTGCGAACAATGTAGCCGCGATCATCATGTACATTATTTGTGGAGTTTCATATACTTCTCCTGTTGATCTATCTTGAACAAGATATTTGTCAACAACCTGTCTCAGTCCAGCAAATGTAAAATCCAAATCTCTATCATGTTTGATCCATGTGTTTAATTTTTTTAGTTCAGTTTTTGTGTAATTCTCAATTATCTGTTTGTCATACACACCACGTTTGATATTTTGGATGATGATATTAACAAAGTGCTTAGGTTGAAACTGTTCAAAAACTTCTTTATAAACATTCCATAACAATAGTCTAGCGGCCGCAAATTGATAGTTAGGATTCTCAAGTGTAATTAAATCATTAGCAGAACGTATTAAAATGTCCTGTATGTCTTTTGACGTCATGTTGTTTGTGAATTGTATATGCGAATTCATTTCAATTTGTGAAGCACTCACGCCTGTAAGACCTTCACAAGCCTGCTCAACAACAAAGTGCATCTTGTTTATGTCTAATGGTTCTTTGGAGCCATCACGTTTAATAATTTGTATTTCGTTTGGTTTGTTCATGTTTTAGTGTATGTGTTATGGATAAGTGTCTTACTTATTATATGATGAAAAGGCTCTTTAGTAAACGATAATTTTTACTAACAATGTGGATAATTAGCCTTAGAGGAAACGTAAAATTCTATACTTGAATGTTCCCGCAGTGCCTGTGGATGTTGTTGAATATTTTAAAACTCCATTGCTATCTACGGTGATGGTTACGCCTGTTGCCGCATTCTCAGTAAATTCATCTGAGAAAGCAAAACTGGATGCGGTGCCAGATATTGTAAGTTTGCCTGTTCTTCTTGCTGTGCCTCTGATAATGATATAATCATAAACAACGTGATTTTCTCTTTGTAGATCATGTCTGACTGACTCTGATCTTACATTGTCAGTCATAGTAGCTCCACTGGCATTATCATTTAGTGTAATAGGATGATCGACAGGTGATTCCGAATAGACTGATCCAGCAAAATATGATCTTTCGTAGTATGGTAATCTATGGAAGTAGTTTCCAAAAGCAAAATTGTTGGCGTGTAAAAAACTTATAGCCTCTGTCACGGAAGAGTCTATGCCACCTGAACCAACGTCTCGGAAAGAACAAGATGAAACAATGTTGCCATGTGGTGATCCGCCATTGTCATACACTATAACTGCTTGAGCATCTATATTGTCGAATCTTGATGCTGTAATAGCTACTCCCTGTGGGCCAGTGATCTTGTTAGAAGTGCTTCCGTCTGTTTCGTTTGCTAAGTTGACGCCAATGTTGGCATTAAGAAACTCACTGCCGTATACTGAAATATCCTGTATATCTTCGGATGCTTTAATTAAGTTTTCAGATCCTTCAAAGATACAATTTATAAAATCAATCCTTTTAGTCTGTAGTGCTGATGATGAAAATATTTCTACGCCGGCATTGCCGTTGGTCGCGCCATCTTCTTGAGCGTATATGCCGAGAAAATGAACATCATGAAAGCGTATGGATGTTGCTTGATCAATTCTCATAATATTTTGATCATATAGTGTTTTGAAACTTATGCCACTTATGGATATTCCTTGAGGTCTCTCTGCACCACCACTACCAATGTCACTTCTTGAATTTCCGTTGGAATCGACAAATTCAAAAACGTAGTCAGTAGATGCGTTTTGTGACTCTAAAATAGTAGAAGTATGGCCGTCTCCTGATAAAGTTATGTGTGGATAAATTTTAATTGTACTAGTAACTTTATATTTGCCCCCAGGAAAGTATAGTTGTCTTTTTTCTTTGCCAGTAGTCTCCAAAGTTATAAGGTTTGCCATTGCCCTGTTAATGGCCGCAGTATCATCAGTTGTGCCATCGCCAACAGCACCAAAATCTTTAACGTTTGCAAAATCATCTAGTTTTTGCTGTAATGTTCTCACTATAGGCGAGTTACTATCTACACCAGTAACAGCAGGTGCTGTGGTGTTGCCACGGAAAGTGTATGTGTTCGCAGTCGAAAGTAGATTATCATCTTCTGTAATGATCTTGGTGTTGCCTACTTCGGGAGCTCCATCTGCAAGTGTTCCGTTTCCAATGAACAATTCTTGAGTGTCTACAGCGTATCCTAATTCGCCTGCTGATAGTTGTGGCAACTGCTCCTTGAGGCCGCGTCTATGCTGTATTCTTGAAATTTGTACAATAGCCATTTGTGTTATTTATAGACTTACAGTCTGTAGTATTGTTCAACACGTGCTAGCCATTTGTCTAACCAATATTGATAGTGTGTTGGTTCTAGGTCAAATTGCTGATAATTAAGATCACGTGAACACATAAAAATATGTCCTTCACGTATTTTAGTTCCGTACACTTCATTATGTGCTTCTGCGTATGCTACAAGTTGAAGGTAATAGTCCTCAACCCATTCTTTTTTCTTAGGCTTGTTGGTTTGTTTAAAATCCATAATGGAGGGATTGCCATTGTATTCTCCTACTAGATCAGTGGTGCCTGAATACAATCCTGGAAAGTATAATGCTTGTTCTATTCCCCATACTTCATTAACATTTACAAGAGCATTGTTAATAATTTGATTAGCCATTTCATTAGCCTGTTGATGCACAAGATTAGTTCCGGGCACTCTTGGTTCGCCACACAGAAACTTTTCTAAGTTGTTGTGCATCGCAGATCCAATACCTGATGCTTCTTTCACAATGCGTTGAGCTTGTTGCTCGCCCACCCGTTGTTTCCATTCGTTTAGATGAGTCATGTCCTTAGTTTTGGACAAAATGGTTGTGACAGATGGAACTTTATCACCGTTAGGTGTTTCATATACCCTTGTGCCATGTTCGTTTATTTGCTGTAGTTTATGATACTTAAATTTTTCTACAAAAGGCGGAGCAGATGGATCACTTGTACTCAAAGTTTTGAAACTCCTCATATTTGTTTAATAATACTGCTCCGTTCTTGATATGGAAGCGAGTGGCCATTTCAGTACAAGGTGACAGGGTAACAAATCTCTGCACGTTTGGTTTATTTTTTTCGATGTATTCTTTGACAGCAAAAATTATATTTGTGCCAGCACCTTTAGTATAACTCCATACAGTATAGAATGTTGCTATCTCATCTCCAACAACTTCTAGTTCTTGTTCGTTCATAGGTACATTTTTTGTATAAGCAACACATATGACGGCATCTATTTGATCATCGAAACTATAAACATAAGTTTCATTAGGTTTGGATACTCTGAAATTGATTGGTATGTGCGGTCGAACTGGATCTTTTACAAAATGATGTTGTTCATCAGGATGAATTTTTCTAAGCATTAAGATTATTGTATATTCTTATGAACGTTTTTTCAACGCTCTTTTAGCCATTCTGGACACTTCGTCATTTCCGTTAATGTCCATCGTGTTATCGCTTGTGGGCTCGACCACTGTGTCAATTGTAATTTTGGTGCCATCAAATGATTTTATTAAATTTTTAATTGTAGGATCATTCATTAAGTTTTTTATGATGTCTGGATTGATGTCCATTCCTTTATCATCCATAAAGTCAGATAATGCTTCAATAGGAATCACCGCTCCTTTGTTTCTAGCATCCGCTTCTTGTTTAAAGTATTGTAATATTGATGCGAGTTGTTGAACGTAATTTTCAACTTCAAAAATTAACATTATCTTTCAGCACGACCAACTGGCTCATCACCACCGGCAGCTGGTTCGGAGGCACCGAAGTCGTCCCCGCCTTCGATATCAGCATCACCTGACATTTTATCACCTGTGTCTAGATCCATTCCAGTATCTATATCACCATCTCCTGCCATTGGTTGTGGTGCTTCTCCTTTTACTATGGCCACTGAGTCTTGAGCGCCTTGTCTTGCTGTTGCTAATGCCTGTTCTAAGGCCTCAAGTGCTGGCCCTATTTGATTTTGATATGATTCTGCCTGCTCTTGTCT